ATGGGGACAATCACAGAGCGCCGGCTCAAGGACGGCAAGATCGTCTATACCGCGCAGGTGCGGATAATGCGAGACGGCAGGAAGGCCTCCGCATCATCGACGTTCGAAAAGCGTTCGAGCGCTGAGGCTTGGCTGCGCCGCAAGGAAGCCGAAGCCAAGCGGCCCGGCGGCTTCGAGAAGATGGAGCGCAGCAACACCGATGGGGCCACGCTTGCCGATGCAATAGACAAATACATCCAGTCCTCGGCGAAAGGGATTGGCAAGACCAAGGCCCAAGTGCTGCGCGCCATCAAGGCATTCGACATAGCCGCCCTGCCCTGCGCTGGCATCACCTCACAAGAGATCGTCAAGTTCGCGCAAGACCTTGCAGACGGAGGTAGGCAGCCGCAGACGGCGGGGAACTATCTCTCGCACCTGTCCTCGATCTTCGCCTTGGCGGGGCCGGCGTGGAAAATGCCTCTGGACCCTGCGCAGATGCAGTCAGCCTTGAAGGTGTGCAAGACGCTGGGCTTGGTGGCCAAGAGCAAGAAGCGTGATCGCCGGCCATCTATCGAAGAAATGAACAGCCTGATGGTTTATTTCGATGAGCAATCTCGCAAGCGCAAATCCCTACCCATGCACAAGGTCTGCGCCTTCGCGCTGTTCTCCACCCGCCGACAGGAGGAAATCGTAACGCTTAGGTGGACTGACCTTGAGCCGGGCCGCGTGCTGGTGCGTGACATGAAGCACCCAGGCGAGAAGATTGGCAATGACATCTGGGTCGATCTGCCGCCAGAAGCGGAGCGCGTCATCAAGACCATGGCCAGGCATCAGGCCCGCATCTTCCCCTATACGACCGATGCGGTCAGCGCTTCCTTCACTCGCGCATGCAAGTTCCTGGAGATTGAGGATCTGCATTTCCACGACCTTCGCCACGAGGGCGTGTCGCGATTGTTCGAGATGGGCAGGACGATCCCCCAGGCCGCCAGCGTTTCGGGCCACCGAAGCTGGCAGAGCTTGCAGCGATACAGCCACCTGCGTGGAGTCGGCGACAGGTGGGCGGGGTGGAAATGGCTAGACGTGATCGATCCAGAGGGGTCGGGATATCACCCGACCGGCCTGAACTACGGCCCTTAGCTTTACGCCCCCAGCTTACGCGTCACATCGCTGACGGCTTCCTGCATCTTGGCCTCCGCGATGTTGATGAGCACGGTCTTGCCGGCGCCCAGGGCGTTGATGGCGTCGGGCACGCTTAGCCGGGCGTGATCCAGCGCCGCCGTCACAACAGCCTCTTTGCTCATACCATTGGCCAGCGCCAGCCGAACGCCGGTCATGATGGCACTGTGCAGTGCCAGTCGGTGTTTCTCCTCGACATCGATGCCGGTCTTGCGGTTGATGGCCGCTGCGGCCCAGGCGATCAGCGCGGTCAGGATAGGGGCGAGGATGCCCAGGATCAGGTTGACGGTTGTCGCGTCCATTTCATTGCTCCATGAGTTTGGGCCAGCTCGCGGGCCCGATGATGCCGTCGGCCACCAGGCCGACCGATTTCTGCCATGCGATGGCCGCCTTTTCGGTGCCCGGACCGAACACGCCATCCAGTCCGTTGGGGTCGAAGCCCGCTTCCAGCAGCAGCACCTGTGCGCGCTTGACCATTTCGCCCTTGTCGCCGCGCTTGAGCGTGGGATACCCGGCCGTCGGCGAAACCTCGGCCATCAGGCGCAGGATGTCGTCTTGGCTCAGCCGGCGCGCCTGCTTCCAGACGATCTTGCCGGCCATGTTGACCTGCCAGACCGTGGCCTTGTCGGCGCCATAGGAGCCGGTCAGGAATAGGTCACGCTCGGCCGTGCGGCGGCCAATGATCTCGGCCGGCTTGCGCCAGTTGGCCAGCATCGAGCGGGCGGCATCGGCCTTCTGTCCGCGCTTCCACAGGTCGACCCAGGCCGCGCGAGCAATGGCTCCTGAATTATAGTGAAACGAACACGCCGCATCGAACTCGTGCTGTTCCATGGGTGTATTGCCCATTACGCGCAGCACATCGGCCTGATACTTGGCCAAGTCGCGCTTGAACACGGCGAACGCCTCGCGCAGGGCAGCGTCCAAGTCCGCAGGCATGCCTCTGGGCATGTCGGCGGGGATGGGAGCCCCAGCGGCTGCTGTGTGACCTACGTAAACCGTCCACACGCCAACACTATCAAGATAGGGGCCGGGCACGACCCCCTCATGCGCAGCGATAAACGCCACGCCCTTGTCGGATATCTTCATGGTTCCTCACATGAAAGTAAGCGCGACGCTGATCCCCTCCTGCCGCTGGTGATCTGAACGGGCCAATCTCCGTGCGCATGAACGTCGGAGGTGTTGGCTTGGAACGAGACGGCAAAATGGGCGGCCATTTGGACGGCTTCTCGGATGGTGGGGTTTCGCGGCTGGAAGTGATGGAGGGGCCGACCGGGCGTCAGCGACGCACGAAGGCGGAGCGGGCGCGGATTGCGGCGGAAAGCTTGGTGCCGGGAACTTCGGTGACCGAAGTCGCGCGGCGGCACGGGACGACGCGCTGGCAGGTTTATGACTGGCGGAAGAAGCTACGGGACGGACAGCTTGTCGTGCCCGAGAGCGTGGCGGCACTGCCGATGTTTGCAGAACTGGTCGTCGAGGGCGCCGCAGCGGAGATGCCGGCAGAGACGGAGGCCAGCACCGGCGTGGAGATTGTTGTGGGTGATGTCGTGATCCGCGTCGGCGCAGATACCGATGAGGTTCTGCTTACGCGGTCGATCCGAGCGGCGCGGGCGGCGGCATGGTGATGCTCGGCCAGGGCGGGCCGGTGAAGGTCTACGTGGCGACGCGGCCGGTGGACTTCCGCAAGGGCATCGACGGGCTGGCGCTGGCGGTGCAGGAGATGTTCGGGCTCGACCCGTTCTGCGGGGCGGTCTTCGTCTTCCGGGCGAAGCGGGCAGATCGTATCAAGATTCTGGTCTGGGACCAGACCGGGATGGTGCTCGTTCACAAGCGCCTCGAGGGCGGCAAGTTCGTCTGGCCGCAGGTGCGGGATGGGGTGATGCGCCTGTCCTCGGCGCAGCTGGCGGCGCTGTTCGAGGGGTTGGACTGGAGACTGGTAAGACCCGAGCGGGTGCGCCGCCCGCTGGTTGCAGGGTAAGTGCATCCGACGCACTGGAGGCCCCGTTTTTACTGGCCAGAACGGCATCAGCGTGATTCACTTCAGGCATGGATGCCGACACTCTCAGCCGCGAGAACGCTCATCTGAAGGCCCGCCTCGCGGAGGTCGAGGCAGCGCTCGCGGAGGTACAGGAGGCAAACCGCCGGCTGGAGGGTATCCTGCGCACCTCGCAGCGCGAGCGCTTTGGCAAGAGTTCCGAGAAGTTGTCACCCGACCAGTTCAATTTGCCGCTCGAGGACGCCGAACTGGCCCAGGGCGTGCTTGAGGCCGCGCAGGAGAAGGCTGAAGCCGCGCTTTCCCGGGCGCGAGGGGAAGAACCTCGCAAGCCCGCGCGCAACCGTGGGCATCTGCCGGCGCATCTGCCCCGGGTCGAGCGCGTGATCGAGCCGGCCAGCACCCTTTGCCCCTGCGGTTGTGGTGAGATGGCCCGGATCGGGGAGGATGTCTCCGAGCGGCTCGACGTGATCCCGGCGCAGTTCCAGGTTCTTGTGACGCGGCGCCCCAGATATGCCTGTCGCCGCTGCTCGCAGGCCGTAGTGCAGGCTCATGCGCCCGAGCACGTCGTGCCGGGCGGCCTGCCCACCGAGCGGCTGATCGCATGGATCATCATCTCGAAGTTCGGCGACCACCTTCCGTTTTACCGCCAGGCGGGGATCTTCGAGCGGCAGGGGCTCCACCTCGACCGCGGCACATTCGGCAATTGGGTCGGCCGCGCCTGCTTCCACCTGATGCCCGTGATCGACCACATGAAGGTCCACCTGCGCGTCGCCGACCGGATCTTCGTCGACGAGACCCGCGCGCCTGTTCTGGAGCCGGGCCGGAAGGCCACCAAGAGCGGCTACTTCTGGGCCGTCGTATCCGACGATCGCGGGCATGGCGGTGCCGGCCCGCCCCTCGTGCTGTTCCACTACGCTCCCGGTCGGGGACGGGAACATCCGCTTAGGTTCCTGGCCGGATACCGCGGCCGGTTCCTGCAATGCGACGCCTACCAATCCTACAATGCGCTGACCGAGATCACGCGCGATGAGGGGCCGTGGCAGCTGGTCTATTGCTGGACCCACGTCCGCCGCCGCTTCGTCAAACGCGTCGAGAGCGACGGCTCGCCCATCGCCGAGGAGATGCTGCGCCAGATCGCATTGCTGTATCAGATCGAAAAGACCGTGCGCGGCAAGGACCCGGCCGTCCGCATGGCCATCCGACGCGAGCAATCCGCCCCGATCATCTCCGCGCTCAAGCCCTGGCTGGAGACCCAGCTCTCGCGCATCCCGCGGAAGTCCCTGCTGGCCGAGGATATCCGCTACACCCTCGCGCACTGGCCCGGCCTGATCCGCTTTATCGACGATGGCACCCTCGAGCTGGACACCAACCCGGTCGAAAACCAGATCCGTCCGATCGCGCTGACCCGGAAGAACGCCCTCTTCGCCGGGAACGAAATCGGCGCCGAGAACTGGGCCATGCTCGCCTCGCTGGTTGCCACCTGCAAGCTGTCCGGCGTGAACCCCGTCGACTACCTCGCCGATACCCTCCGGGCCATCCTCGACGGACACCCCAGATCCCGCATCGAGGACCTCATGCCCTGGTGCTACGACCAAGCGTCAAGCCTCGCTGCATAGGGCCTCGTCGTCGCGCTTACACATGAAAAAGCCCGGAGCTATTGCTCCGGGCAGTTGCCTTTAAGAAGGTCGGCGTCTGTTTTTAGACCGCTCTAACGGACCGCTTCTGCTCGGCTTCCATCAAAGCTGTTCTCGCTGCGTCCCGGATGGCGATAGCTTGGCCTAAGCAGTCGAACGAACCACGATAAGAGACACTATCTGGGGCAACGACGTGCACCACCCACTTCGTGCCGTTGCTGCTGCGCTTGATGTTTTTCAGATCTGATCTGTTGTCCGAACGCAATTTGGCATTCCAACTGTTCTGCCTCTTGGTCGCGGCACGAAGGTTTGACAGCCTATTGTCCGTTTTGATTCTGTTCACATGGTCAATGAGTTCAGGCTCATCGCCGTAGGCCATTTTCCAAATGATCCTATGGGCCAGAAAGACTGATCGCCGAAGATTTCCAACATGATATCCGGCGCTATTAATGGCAGTGAACGCTCTCTTGCCGCTCCATAAGCTATTCCACTGAAGCATTCGGGTTTGCGCTGATATAGACCCAGATGCCTTAAATTCATCAACGCCCTGCTCTTTGAAGAACAGATGTCCTGTATCAGGATCATAACGGAAGCGGTTGATCAGATATGACTGATCAGGTAGAGGCTTGTTAGCCATGACGATGCCCTCCTACGGCTCGTTTTGGTTAGGGCTAGATGGGGGCTGCAATCCCGCCTAGCCCGCTGATTCTAACAGCGATTTAGACCTGCGCCAGCACTAAATCTCACACCTCGAAATCATGGATGCCGGCCAGCAGGATGCTGTCCTGCCCGGCGGTCAGCAGCGTGCCCGCTGCGGTGTCGGTGGCGGTGTAGTCCCGCCCGCCAAGGTCCAGCACGTCGACGCCCACGTCGAAGGCCAGCACCGTGTCGTGCCCATGGCCCGCGCGGAAGATCAGCGTGTCGGCATCGCCGTCGCCGGGAGCGCTCATGCTGTAGTAATCATTGGCCGCGCTGATCAGGTCGTCGCCGGCACCGCCGGTGATCGTATCGGCGCCGGTCCCGCCCTCCAGCGTGTCGTTGCCCGAGGAGCCGGTCAGGAGATCGTCGCCCCACCGGGCATTGTAGCGCACGCCCATATCGCCAATGATCTGCGCGCCGGCCGCGCTGAACGTGTCTTGGCCCCCGTGCGTCCAGATCTGTTCGAAACCCTGGAATTCCAGCGTCTCAAGCGCCCCGGTCCAGTCGATGGTCGCAAAGCCCTTCTGCGCGCCATCCGCGAACACCTTGGTCACGCTGACGTTGGCGCCCTCGATGTCCCAGTTGTTGGCCCAGATGTTGATGACGTCCGATCCCGCGCCGCCGTAGACCGTGTCGTCGCCGAACGCCTTGCCGCCGTCGCCCCAGTTGCCGTCCTCGGCGCCCTGGCCCCATCGGATGTTGTCGTTGCCGGCGCCGCCGTAGATCAGGTCATCGCCGCGCGATCCGTTGACGAAATCGTCGCCGTCGCCCGCCCAGACGGTATCATTCCCTGCGCCGGGGTCGATGAAATCTCCGAAACGCGAGCCGACGATGTTGTCATCCCCATTCCCGGTGAAGACGCTGGTGCCGTGGCCATCCGGGCCGCCGACCGAAACATTTCCGGCGCGCACCGTGTCGTTGCCGGTCGTGCCGAATACGCGCTCCACATTGACGAATGTGGCCGTGGCATCGCCGGCCGTCGCCGCGCCCTGGTTCCAGCCGTCCAGCCGGATGAACGCAGCCTGCGCGCCCTCGATGCGGAGCATGTCCCCATTGGTGGGGCCGGTGCTGCCTTGATACGGCTGGTAGACGTTGCTGTCGAAGCTGTCGCCGAGCCCGTCGATGTAGAGAGAGCCGGAGCCCGGGCCCCAGGTGATCAGATCGTTGCCGTTGCTGGGCATGATGCCTCCATGAAAAAGCCCGCCGGTGAAGGCGGGCGAATGCGGGGTTGATGCGGGGGAACAGGGCGGGCAGAAGGTGCCCATGAAAGCGACGCGCGACGAACAGACATTCACCCTCTCGGGCGTGCAGTGGTCAGGGACCTATCCCCTCGAGGAACTGCCAAAATGGCTGGCGTTTTACCGGCGGATGCGAGACGCGCATCCGAACGGCGCGCCCTACTATGATGCGGCGGTCCAGGCGCTGGAGGGGATCATGGACGGATCAGAGCAGCCTTAGCCCCTTACCACCACGGCAAGAGACGGATCTTCGTCGGGTGCAGCCAGGCCTTCCACCATGGCCACCGCTTCCGCTCTCCCTCCGGGATCAGCTTCTCGCGGCATTTCAGCGCACAGAAGAAGGCCAGCATCTTCATCGAGCTGAATACGATGTTGATCAGCCGGCCGCGGGTCGCCTCGGACCACGCTTCAGCGAACTCCGGGAACCACAGCCGCATGAGCGGCAGGGAAACGTCCCAGTAAAGACCTCGGGCGATGATGGCACCCGCGAGGATCGCGAACCCCATGGCGAACCACCAGGTGGCCGACTCCATATCGCGAAAGGACGCTCGGAAGGCCCAGATCACGGCGAGATAGCCCAGGGTGTTGATGATGGCCAAGCTGCCGATGATCAGCGACATGATGTGACGTCCTTCTTCAATGCCTCAACCAATTCCTCGAGCGCGTTCACCTTGCGATCCAGCCGGCCGATGATCTTCATCTGCGACGGGTGGTGGCGTGCGAACAATTCTTCGGCCGCTGCAGCGCGCTTCCCTTTGCCGCGCAGCTGTCGGATCAGACGGCAGATCATGAGTGCCTCCCAAGCCGGTCCAGCGCCTCGCGCATGACCGTGGCATTCTGGTTGATGGCGCTGGTATTCTGGCTGATGGCGCTGTTCGTGACCGTGAGCAGGTCACGGTTTTCCTTGCCCAGCGACAGCATCATGTCATGCATCTTGTCCTGGAGTTCGTTGTTCCGGCGGTACTGGATCCAGTTGGCGGCACCCGAGACGGCGATCACCACCGCCGCCAGGCCGCCGCCCATCTCCCGGATGAGCGATAGGAGATCATCCATTCGACGTCCTCTGGATGGTGGTAGTGTCTCTGCTTTGTGTCCCAGGGCACAGACCCGCGCCCCCGAATGGTGCATCTGGGACATGGTCTGCATAATGAGCCGGGCGGCCTGTGGTGGGGCTGCCCGGCTTTTTGCTACTCCACCAGCCCGGCAGGACGCATGCCCATGCCTCGGGCCAGTACGCCCTCGCCCATGGCGTTGCCCAACTCGTCGTAGGCCGGCGCGGTATAGTGGAACTGGTCCATCATCAGACTGCGGTCCTTGAAAAATTTGGCCGATGATGCCGCCATGAATACCCCATCGGTATCTCTGACAATCTCAGCCTGCGCCTGCCGGATGACGGCATAGGGGAGCGGGTCGGTCGCATCGCGATCCACCCCGATCTGGGACATAATGATGGGGATGCGCGGCGAGCCCATCTTGGCAAGGATGCGGCTGCGCAGATCAGCAAATGCGGCCTTGTAATCCGCGCCGCTGGTGCCCACGTCGCCATTGCTCTCGCCCTGGACAAAAGCAACTGCCGACCCGACGATATTGAGCCGCTTGGCCGCTATATCCGCTAGGGCAGCATCCCACATCGCCTGCGCCGCCGTCCACGACGACCCGCCTGACGCCCAATGAGTGTCGATCCGGGTGCCGCCGACTGCGGAGTTGACAAAGATCACACCGATCCGCCCGCCAGTGGCGTCCAGCACCGATTTTGCCATGGCCGATCCGATGCCAGTCCTGCCGGTGAGCGCGGTCGCATCAGTGCCGGTCGGTTCGACCAGCGTGACCAAGGCGTTACCCGACGGCGACCACTTATAGGACCGCCCTGCCTCGATGGTATAGGCGCTGGCCCCCGTCGCGCGACCGGCCAGATTGGACTGCCCGATGCCCCAGACAAGGATGTATCCCACAGTCGGCTGATAGCCGGGCGTCACCTGCGTAGCCAGCGCCACGGCCCGCTGCACCACGGGATCGGTGTCGCTGACCAGGCTTTCCATCTCGGTCTGCACCTCGACGCGCAGAGACGTGACCAGAGACGGCAGAGTGCCCGACGCGCCGGACAGGGCGTAATAGGGCGTGGCCGGGATACCAGCTCCGACCGGCGTCCTATAGGTGCGGCAGTAGACTCCGACCAGCTGCCCTGGCTCTGCGACAATATCCGCCCCGACAGCAGCGCGGATCGCTGCCGCGTCAAGGTCAAACCATGCTTGGGGCGTCACGGTAATGTTGTGGACCACCTGCCGAGTAAAAGCACCCCCGGTAATCGTATAGATGGCGACCGAAATGGGGTACTGGTAGGCGTAGCCGCGCAGGCGCTTGACCCGGGATCGGCGGGCCACCGGCTCTGCCCAGGCATAGGTGATCTGCGACGATGCGAGGGTGGTGGTATCGCCCTGCGTCGGGCTGGGGGCCCCCAATATCTGCGACTGCCCCCAAGGCTCTCCATGCGCGCTGATGCTGCGCTGGCGCGCTCGGTGGCGACCGCGACGGCGGGGGTCAATGTCGTCAGAGCGGCGTCATTGCGTTTGACGGTCGCTGCCAAGGAGGACGCTGCCGGAAAATCCGGCTCGATGTCGTATTGCAGGTCAAGGCGCACGTCAGAATAGACAAAGGCGATGGTGCTGCTGATCGTGGAGATTGCAAAGCTGTCCACGGCCTCCGGCTCGGAGCCCTGATAGCTCAGGCGTCCATTGGCCCGGATCGCCAGATAGGCACCGGGCACGGCCTCGATAGGCGTCGGGAGTGTGATGTCGTTGATACCGGCAGCGACCGTCAGGGTGAGCGGCCCCCAGACCTGGGTCGCGACCTGACCGACCACGATACCGCCCGGGATGCTCTCCTGCGTCAAGGTGACGCTGCCAGCCGTCGCAGCAATCATCCTGATCCGCGTTATTTTGCCTGCGACGAGCGGAGCCTGATACGCATATTTGCGATCCGCCACGACGCTCGTGCCCTGCGTGGTGATCGCATTGCCGATGGTTTGGTATGCGCCAAGCTCTCCCGCCGAGACGATAGGGACCATCGCCGTCTGCGTCGTGGCGCTGTCGCGGCGGTAGATCGTCGGGCGGGCCAGCCCGTCGGCGCCGCCGGCGCGCACGGCAAAGCTCTCGCCGTCGGCAACGGCGGCCCGGCCCGCAGCGATGGTGTCGTAATAGCCAGCCCGCAGGGCTGCTGCGACCGCAGCCGCCTCGGCCGCCTGGCGCTCTTGCTCGGCCAGGAGGCGCGCCGCCTCAGCACCCGCTCGCGCCGCCGCAGCATCGCCCGCCGCCTGAACCGCCTGCTGCCTGCCAGCCTCGGTCGCTTGCGCGTCGGCATCGGTGGCCGCCGCCGCCTCGGTCGCGATCTCGGCCGCCTCGGTCGCTTCCGCCATGCGAGCGTTGATCGTCTCGGCCGTCTCGATGGCCGCGTCAACGCGGACGCGGTCCTCGGGCTCCAGGCCGCCGGCAGGGCCGCGCCAAACGGGAATGCTGTACATCAGGGTCTCCGGACGTCGATCAGATGGGTGTCGATGGTGCGCCAGCCAGATCCGTCGTCGATCTGGAGCCCGCACGAATAGGGCTTGGCAGCGAGCGGCAGGCTCTCGGGCGTGACGGCAAAGCTCGCGATGGACGGGTGGATCACCGGTCCCGCACCGATGTCGATAGGCCCGCTCTCCCAGGTGCCGGGCAGGATCAGGTCAGCGCCAGTCAGGTAGACGACCAGGCGGACTGCCAGCCCGTCAGTCGGAACGGCCGTGCCGTCATACTGAAAGACCGGGAAGCCGAGAGTGCCGGTCTCGCCGATGGTGTATGGAAAGGTCGCCATGCGATCTCCATGAAAAAGCCCGCGCGAGGCGGGCGAGTGTGATGGGGTTGGCCGGCGGTCAGGCCGTCACGACCGTGGCATTGGCCGAGGGCGGCCGATCAGCGTTCTAGCAAAGCACAAAGGTATGCATCGCCACGGGGGAGATCAGCGGATGCCTCGTTCCACTTATACATATTCTGAACGATGGGCCGCGCTGCCGGCCGGGAGCCCGTGAGCGAAAGGATGCTGCGCACCTGATGAAGATCATCGGCAGCTGAGTTCCAATGGACCAGATGCTTGAGAATGCGGCCGCCCGGCTTCAATCCGGCAGCTTGCAAGGAATAGGTGCCGATCCGTTCACCATCCGCAGACACAGTCACCGCACCTGCTTCGTTCCCGGCGATGACAAAGGATGCAAGGAGGCCACCCCGCGCTGCAATCGATAGAGAGCCCCCATCAAGCGTATAACTATCCGCCTGAAACACGCTGTTTTCGAACCTCTTACTTGGCCCGATCGGCTGATACAGGCTTAGCTCTGCATCACGCAACCGGGCCACAGGCTGGGGGATCGCAGCCTCATCAAGACGGTCAGCAACCAGCCGCACCAGCCTCTCCATAAAGCCCGTATCCACCGCATAATGCATGTCGTCGAGATAAAGCGATGCGACATCAACCTTCGCTTCATCTGCGAAGCATAGTGACAGATCCTTTGCCTCGATCTGGCGCAGCCCATACTCTTCCATGCGATCGTGAAGCGCCGTGCGATAATCATTCGGCCCGTCCCGTTGCAGTTCCGGTCGGTTCCAGAACTGCAACGGGAGAACGTGGATATTCCGTCGCCGGGCAGTTTCCATGAACCAGTCGAGATGATGGATCAGGCTATCACACGATTGCCCTGCCATAAGGTGGTTCGATTCGTTTAGCGCATACTCCCACAGCACGGTCGCGCCGGCTGGAATCTCTCCTCGCAACATGCGGTAAATTCCCATCAGAGAAGTCGCCGCGCCGATAGAGATATTCCTGAAGCTTATCTTGTTGCCACATAAAGTCCGAAATTGGGCCGACCAGCCCCTGCCCATGAGGCTGTTTGATCCGCCGACCACGTATACTTCGCGCATTGAGCCTCCTCAGCCTCTGCGTGTTATGGCTAGCGAATTGGAGCTGGTCAACACTGGGCGGAGGCTTAGAGCGTGTTTCAAAACCATTTGGTCAGGGCTCTGAAGCAGATGATGGCGCAGGCCAGGATGGTGAGGGCGAGGTGAATTTCCGCCTTGCGTTCGTATCTGACGGCGAGGCGGCGAAATTGGGAAAGCCAGGCGAAGCTGCGTTCGACGACCCAGCGATGCTTTCCGAGATGGGCGCTGCTTTCGACACCCTTTCGGGCGATGCGATGCTTGATACTACGTTTGCTGCAAGCCCGGCGGCAGCGGGCATAGTCGTAGCCCTTGTCCGCATGGAGCTTGCCGGGCCGCTTGCGTGGCCGTCCCCGCTTACCTTGGACAGGAGGAATGGCATCAAGCAAAGGCTCAAGCATTCTACTATCGTGGAGGTTGGCGCCGCTGAGACGCACCGTCAGGGGAATGCCCCGCCTGTCAGTGATGATGTGGCGCTTCGTGCCGGGGCGGCCGCGATCCGTCGGGTTCGGCCCGATGACGTCGCCCCCTTTTTTGCCGCGATGGACGCACTGTCCATGCAGGCCCGGCTCCAGTCCAGGTGACCGGCGCGGTGCAACTGGTGCAGCAAGGTCCGATGCAACTGGTCCCAGATCCCGGCCAACTGCCAATCTCTGAGCCTTCGCCAGCATGTCACACCTGAGCCACAGCCCATCTCGGCGGGCAACATCCGCCAAGGGATACCGCTCATCAGGACAAAGAGGATCCCGGCCAGGGCAGCACGGTCCGATATCCGAGGCCGCCCGCCTTTCGAGGACAGAGATATGGGTGGCAGCAAGGGTTCGATCATGGCCCAAAGGCCATCAGAGACAAGCGAGGTAGACATAACCCACTAATCTGACAGAAGGAATCCGCCCGCAAGCGGTTTTGAAACGCGCTCTTAGCTGCCCCCGCCAAGACTAGGCTGCACTTGACGAGATGTGTGGAATGCTGGACCCGGGGCCGACTTCGTTGTCCTCGGATGACCGGATTTCACAGCTATCAGCGTAGGTGATGACCTGCTCATACAGCGTGTTTTCGTCTACCCGGCCGCTGAAGTTCTCGATGTTGTTAGGCACCGAAAGCTGTAGATCATTGGCCACAATGCTGCCGCGCACCCTATCAGCAAAGTCAAATATCTGCCCGGAGGCCTGTTCAAGGTAGTTGCCGGCATAGCGGAACGCTGAAATCCGGCCTGCCGTCTTCACGCCGCCGCCGCAGACCTCTGTATCGTTTCCTTCGATAATGATGTTGCGGCTTGGCACCGTAGATATGAACCGTGCCAGGTAACCGCCGATCCCAAAGGCTTTATTGTCCCGCAGCTTGAGATGATAGATTTGGGTGTCGGCCCGAAAGAAATCCCCTGCCAAGTTCAAGCCCCAGCACGCCTCAATCAAGACGGAGAAGGTATCTCTGGTCCTGATCGCATGCTCTACGCCGACGAACCGAACATTCTTGAACTCCGCCGTATTGGCTCGCTCGAGGAAGACGCCTGTGGTCCCTGCCGCCCCCACGGCGCACTCGATAGTCATGTCACGAAACGTCCAACCCAATGCCCCTCCTGAAACAGTGGATGATCCGGCGTAGATCAGGTTGCCGTCAGTGCCAGGGGTAATCATGAGGCACGACTCCTCACTCACACCCCTAAGAGCCCGACTCAAAATTCCGCTAACGATCCCAGTTCCTTGCGAGGCGTCTTGTTGTAAGGCGGACATGGGCGACATTGATCCATGCCTCGGCGGAGGCGGTGGATTTCTCCCAATCCTTGCCGAGGCGACGGCAGCGACCGAGCCAGGCAAAGGTGCGCTCGACGACCCATCTGCGGGGCAGGACCTCAAAGCCATTCGCGGTGTCGGACCGTTTGACGATCTGCAACGTCCAGGTGCCCATTCTGTCGAGCGCGCCGCGCAACTTCGGCCCGGCATATCCTCCGTCTGCGAAGACATGCCGAAGCCAGGGGCAGAGATGACGGATGGATTTCAGAACCGCCGGCGCGCCATCGCGATCCTGAATGTCGGCGGCATGAACCACCAGCCCGAACAGCAGGCCGATGGTGTCAACGACGATGTGGCGCTTGCGTCCCTTGACCTTCTTGCCCGCGTCGAAGCCGCAAACGCCGCCGCTTTCGGTGGTTTTCACGCTCTGGCTGTCGATCACCCCCGCGCTCGGGCTGGCCTCGCGGCCTTCCAGCACTCGCGTCTCCATCGCAAGCTCGAAGCGCATCGACGCGAGCAGGCCGCTGTCGCGCCAGTCGTAGAAATACCTCTGCACGGTGGAACAGGGTGGGAAGTCCTTCGGCAGTTGCCTCCATTGGCAGCCGGTCGTCGCGATGTAGAGGATCGCGTTCATCACCTCCCGCAAATCGGTCCGGCGTGGGCGTCCAAGCCGGCGTGGCGACGGCATGAAGGGCATGACCAACGCCCATTCCCGATCAGTCAGATCGCTTGCATATCGCGGCAGTTCCCGCCGATACTCCCGGCGGGCGGTTTCAGTCCAGGGCATGCGTGGCTCCGTTCAGTTTGGCAACCGAACAGAATCACAACCCACTGAAACCGCTCAACCCTTTTCGGGGCGGGCTCTAAGCAGGACACGCCGGCCACCCGCCCCGAGTTTCGTTAGATTGAGCGCTGGCGATGACGTTGTACCAGGGGGGACTAAGAGGTCTCCTCCTCGCCCGCCGACCCAATCAATTGCCGCTTGAACAGTCGCGAAATGTGCGGTCGTCGGCGTTCCCCAGGGAGACCACCTGGCGCCATCCTGTGTTTGCAGCGCCATGCCCTCTGGGTCGCGGCGATAATCCAGACCGTCTACGACAATCTGACCAACCTCGGCCGGAATGCTCGCTCCCTCTGCATCGACGCGCGTTGCGAAAGGCAGCGGGCGTAGATCAATGGCGCGCCCGCTGACAAAGCGATACAGTTCCACCGCCTGTCCGCTCAGGTTGCGGGTGAACGCGGCAGACCCAGCGTCAATCAGCAGGAAGACATCGCCATCCTCAGTGTTATCGAGGCCATCTTGAACGGAGGATGCAACATAAAGCCCCAAGGATGCCGAAACTGACAGAGCATCGATGCGCAGGGACAATTCGGAGTCAGCGGCCCGCAGCAGGTCGGATGCTTCTGCTATCGCGGCATTTCGTGCGGACACCTCATCTTGAAATGCCGACTGGCGGGCCTCCGCTTCGGCGGCGATAGCGGCCGACAGTGAGGCGATGTCAATGCGTCGCTGCACCCCCCACCTCGGCGCTGTGGAAAACAGAGGGTCATCTGTCGCCAACTCGCGGGCGCGGACGGTTAGGACACCACCCTCAATACACAACACCCGGTACACATCAGCAGGCACGGCCGGAAGATTTGAAACCGCGTCTGCCCTGTTGAAGTAGAACGTCGCCAACCGCGCAGGCCGGCGCAGATCAGACACGTCAAATCGAAGCATCTCTCCCCAAGTGTCCTCACCATTGAACAGAGGGTCCGGGCTAGGATGCTTACGGCCCCTAACAACAAGCGCGTCATCTTCGATGGTGATGACTCTTACTACGGCAGCCGGCGGAGGTTCGTTGGTGATTGCTGTCACCGCATCACTGCGGGAAGTATACACCCTGGTGTTTCTGTACAGGGCAGTTTCCAAGCCGGTCACACTGGAGATCGGCTGGTGACCAACGTGGTTCTGTCGATCCAAGAGGTCCGACCTGTCGAGGCGCATAAACACGCCCCATGGATCGCCCGAACTAAACAGCGGATCGACATCCGCCGAACCGCGCGCTCGGACCACGATGGCATCAGACTCAATCGTGATAACACGCGCAACATATTGTGCGGGCGGATTGTTGTTAATTTGGGCTATGGCATCGTCGCGGGAGGCATATACCTTCCCGATGCGGTTGAGATCGGAGATATCAGCCTTCCCGCCGACAATCTGGCTAAGGCTGGATAGGGCTGCAAGGCTGGCCTTGTCGTCGAGCAGCGCCCGAGACGCCGCGCGGAACACAACGCCCCATTGCGGGTAGCTCTCAAACAGCGGGTCATCCGCCGTTGCGGAGGCCGACCGAACGGCAAGGGTGTCGTCCTCGCGCGTGATGATCTGGCTGAGCGCCGGGCGCAAGACCTCCTGCCCTGCGGTAAGCGCGCTTTCGCGGCTCGGAAACACCTTGCCGCTGTTGGCGATGTCCGCCTTCCCATTCAGGCTGTCGATGATCGCTTGCAGCGCGCTCGGATCGCCCGCAGCCTGGAGCATGGCGAGGAGCAGGTTGCGGATCTCGCCCTTGCCCGGGTGATGAATGCCAGAGCGTTCATCGCCAATCGGGAGGGGCTTTCCGGACGGCGCATTGGGTTTTCCGTCCCCGGTATACCGCTCAAAGTCGCGCCAAACGCGATTGACGTCATCAGCTAGGGGCATGCTTACCTCGGATGCAGAAAAGCCCGCGCGAGGCGGGCCGGTCGGTCAGGATTTCAGGGCGGTCAAAGCGTGACTGTGACGGGGCCAGCGGGTTCAGACTGGACGCCAGAGCCGTTGATTGTGACGGCCCAGTAGCGCCGCACCCCGGTGCCGCCGGGGTTATCGATGTAATCGGATACCTTGCCCGCGACCCCGGCAACGGTTGCGATCAGGGTCGCCGCCGCAAAGTTCGTTGTCGTGCCGCGATAGATCTGCGTGCGGTAGAACCGCGCGGGCGCATTGATCCAGTCCAGCGCCACCGTGCCGCCTGTGGCGATGGCGGTCAGGCCGGTCGGCGGGTCGGGCTGATCGGCATTGGCGATGACGGTCAGCGAGCCTGCGCTCACCCAATCCGTTCGCCCCCGCCACTTGATCCGCACGGTGTACGTCGTCTGGTCGTCCAGAATGCCCGAAACAGCCCGCAGACGACTGCCTGTCATATCAACCCACTCACCCGGACCGTCATCGCTCACATCGGCGATACTGCCTTGTGCAACCTGTGCGCTCAGGCGTAAATCCTGCCGCCCAGGATCGGCCACAACCACGGCGATCTGGACCCCATAGACCCCGCTGCTAACCAGGACACGCTGTTGGAAAAGCACCGCGCCTGATGGGTTTCCGGTCGGATTGTCCGGCGTCGGGATGCTGGAATAGGTCAGTGGCAGGTCGGTTTCCTCGGTCGCAGCGTTCCACCCATATGGGTTTGCGATACTGGCAATGCCGATATCGCAGAAACCAGAAGGCACGTCGAACGCATGGCTAGTGACCTCGAAAACCCCGTCCAACCCAATATCCGGCGCGTTGATCCGGATGGTGTGTATGCCGTCACCCTTGGGCCAGCGGGCTTTCATGCCCACGAGATTAGTGCGGATGGTTCCTTTGATGTCGCGACGATCCTTCGCCATCTTGATCTTCATCAGGCGCTGCAACTGCGTCCCGCTGGGGCACATATCCAGATCAAGTTGCTCCGTGCGCGCTTCCTCGGTTGCCAGCGCGGCGGTGTTTTCTATCTCGAAAACCTCGATTGGCTGATAGGCATGCGCAGGACTGACGAACGTGCCTTTCAGGATGTTGTATCCCTCAAGCGGCTCGTTCCCGCTTTCGACGCTGAACGACCTGATATCATCGCTGCCGATTGTGACATCCGGAACCGACCATGCGCCGCCGAGAATGCCGATCTTCGCATCTGCGGTTTCAAATAGCTGACCATCGCAGACAGCCAACATTCGGGCCGTCACGTCCTTGAGTTGCTCATCCAGCGCATAGAACCCGCATAGGTTATACCGTGGCTCAGTCCCGCCGTTCTTCAGCGCCACTGGCTGAGTGCAGATCGTGACGAAATTGGCCCAGCTATCGTCGTCCAGCTTGGACAGCGGAAAGCCCCAGCCGTCAGGGTGCGTGACAAAATCGCGAATGCAGAGGCCTGCGTTCTCCGTGTATTGCTGGATGCCAATCAGGTTGCGGACCCGTGATGCCCGCACTTCAATCTGGATCTTGGTGTTCGGCCCGTTGGGGTAGAACTTCTGAAAATCCTCGTCCGAAGGATCGCCGAACGTGCTGTAGAACGTCGCCTGATTTTGTAGCCGGTGCGCCGATGTCCAAAGCGCGGGGAACACCGATAGGACATCGGCATAATCACCGCCCACCCCGCTGCCATCGCGAAATTGCAGAGTAGTGTAGCGGTCTGACTTGTCGTTGGCGTCAAGCGTAACCGGCTCGCCGTCGCGCCAGAACTGGATCAGGCCATCCACCGGACCGTGGTGTGACACGACGATCTGATAAAGTTCGCCATCCTTGGCCTCATAGAACGCCCGCACGCCACCCAGCAGATTGCGGCCCCATCCCCGGATGCGCGGCTGATCGGCCTGACTGATCGTCGCCTTGACGGTCTGACCGTCCACCTTGCGCCGGGACAGAGCCGTGCCGACGATGGACCATGTTAAACTCTGTCCGAATGCGATGATTGCGCCAGCCGCAGCGGTGCCGATACTGGTCGCCACCCCGCCCCACCATGCGGTTGCAGCGATTGCCGAGAATATCGCCATTCACTTCACCCATGCCAGTTCAGCGCGCCGGTAGCCCAGCCGCGTCAGGTCCAATCCCTCGGGCCCGGTGGACAGCTGGATTAGCGCCGCACCGTTCTCGCGCGCCCATCCCTCGAATTGCCACAGCAGCCGCTGACCGGAGCCATCACGGGCGAACCATCCCAGTTCCTTGGCGACCAGCGCCGGGCTGATGATCGTGGGCTGCAACAGTCCCGCGATAAAGCCGCCGCCGGACACCCACACCGCGCCTTTGGGATCGGCCATGAGGTGCGCCAGCGTCCGGGAGGTCCACGACCGGTCTACCGGGATCGGACCAGCCACAGCGGCGCGCAGATCCTCGATCATGTCCACGATGCCAGGAATGTCGGCCAGAACGGCGGGCCTCATTTTCGCCACTCTGTTTCATATCCGTTTGCGTAAAGCGGCAGGCGCTCAAATCCTCGGTCACCGGGATAACGTGCCTGCTGATCTGAGTGCGTCCAGCGGCCACGGGGCGCAGCGTTACGCTTCATCCAGATGCCCCACGCCTCAATGGCAATGCGGCGCTCGGTCGTGCCGGTCCCGCTATAGGGCATCCCCTCCATGGTTCCAGTGAACAGCGACATCGGCGATCCAATCGGGTCGCCGGTCGTCAGTTCACTTCCACCCGCTGTAAACGCGGCCATCTGTGCATTAGCGAACAGTTGGAGATAGACGGTTACCGAACGACCCTGAACGCGGTCTTTCGCTGCCAACGCCAGCCCAAGCATCTCCGGGGTCGCGGCAACCGTGAAATCCACCTGCCGGGCCGATACCGAATAGCTGCTTTCGATCTGGCTGACGCCGATCAGATCGCCGAAGCCCTGCCACGACTGACCGCCTACGACCAGATCGCCGAACCCGGTCCACCAGCGTTTTGGCGCGCCCTGAAAATCCATGTGCACCAGCACCGCCTGCGCAATGGAGCCGTCGCGCAGCACCTCGTCCGGGATCGCCAGAAGGTCGTCGCGGGCGGGCATTACAGCGCCTCCACGAAATTGACGGTCACGGTCGGGAAAACATCCAGCGAATGGTCGAAACCCCCTTCCGTCTCGCTCACCATCCTCATCTTGCACACCGGGCGCTCGATCTCGATCCGCGTCCCCTCCGCGACGGCCTGGCGCAGCGGCGGCTGGAACATGATCCTGGGCACGCCGGCAACCCGCCAGTGCTGCTGCACCTGATGCAACCGCTCGCCAATGCTGAAAAACTGTCCCGGCCGCAGACCGGTCGAATCCACCAGCGTCAGGTCGATCTGCGTGGCCCGCAGCGGCGCGGCGGCAGCAACGGAAATCCTCGTCACCTCAGTGTTGGCAAAACCAAAGTGTTCCCACGTCTGGGCGCCCGCCAACCCGCCCGTGTCGCAGAAGGGCAGGCCCAGCCCATCGCGGTCGCGCGGCCGAAAGCGGGATCGCACCGGAACAAGCGTCGTGCCCACCCGGCCTTCCATCTGCGCCAGAAATGCCTGCCATTGCAGCGTGGCGGGCTCGCCCTTGAGCGCGAAGCCCACCGTCGCCTGCCAGCGGGCGCGCATCGCCGGGATGATCGTATCAATCCCGCTGATGCTCTCCTGCGTTTCCAGAGACTGACCGACCAGCCGAAATTGCGCCGCCTGCGACAGCGCGAGGAAGGGGAATGTCGCTTGCATCAGCCGTCCGTCAAGTTGTAGCGCTTCATGATCGACGGCATTTCACGGCGCAGCTGCTGATCGCGCTGGTTAATCATGCGCTCAATCTCCGGCATCATCGACCTATCCATGTTGCCGTTGACGTGAAAATTGGTCGTCGGCGCGAAGCTCATGCCTCCCTGCCCGCCCCGCAGCGCGGCTTGCGCCTGAGCAACGTTCAGGATTGCCCCGCTGACCGAAGGCACGAAGAGCTCCGGCCCCTGCTCGCCTACACCGTAAACCTTGCCGGACTGGACGCTGCCGCCGTTCGCACGGAAGCCACTAATGCCTCGCAGGGCGTTGGACAGGGCGTCGCCGCCGGTGACACGCTGTCCGCCGAAGCCAAAGGCCCCAAAGAGGCTGCCCAACAAGCCGCCACCAGACCCGCCGGACGCGAACGGCCCTTCGCCGAACAACGCTGCCTGCAAGGCGGCGCGGGCCAGCATCTGAGCTACGTTCGCCAGTACATCCGCAAAGCTCTCGCCTGCCACGATGGCATCCAGCAGGCCGTCTTTGAGCGTTTCCTGGGCCTGCGCCGCGAACTCCGCCCGTTCTGCGGCCTTTTGTTCTGCCTGCGCCCGCTGCTCATCCACGATGATCTGCTGGCGCTTCTGCTCACCCAAGGCTTCGATGGCCTGCCGATAGGTCATCGTTCCATCGGTCAACATGGCGTCAAGATCGACCTGGCGGCGCTTCGCCTCCTCCAGGAGCGTGTAGACCAGGCGCTGCTTCTCGATCTCGGCATTGACCGCCGCAATGGCCGTCGCCTGCTCCTTCGCACCCAAATCGGACGCCTTGATGGCCGCGATCTGATCGGCCTGCTGCTTGGCCAGTTCCGCCTGCTTCTGTTCTGACAGCAGGTTCTTGGACAGCTCCTCCCCATACTCCTTTACCCGCTTAGCCAGTCTCTCGCGCTCGCGGATCTCGTCTTGCAGGCGCTTCTTTTCTTCCGCATGGCTTTTCTTGGCGGCATCTTCGACGCTGCCATAGGCGGCAAGCAATCCTTCGGCTCGGGCCTTGTGCACCTCGAACTGATCACCGCCGGTGGCCTCGGTCACATTGCCGACAACGCCGCCCGCTGCCAGATCAGACGCGAAGACCTTACGCGCATCTCCGGCCAGCACTGCCGCATAGATATTGGCCAGGCTATCGCCAGCTTTTACCCCTGCGTCCTGCAGATACCTGCCGGCTGCGACGACCTGCTCAGTAATACTGGAGTCAGGAGTAACGCCGTATCTGGGGCCCGCACCCTTATCACCAAACTGGATCAGACCGAAGTGTTGCCCTTGCGAGGTTGTCGGTCCGATGACATTCGGGCGCAGCTTGCCGCCGGTCTCGAACGACATGACCGCGAGCAAATCCTTTGCGGCGATCCCCATCTGCTCGGACAGAGCAGTGACGGCGCGAACGAGTTCTTCATCCTCGCTGCCAGAACCCCTCGCCCGACTGGCGACGTATTCGGCCTCGAACCCCGATGCAGATTGCGCCCAAGCCTGCCCCGCACGTCGGCTGTCTGCATATTCCTTATAGCCACGCGCCATTTTCTGGTAAGCAGCGTCAGACTCCCGTGCGAGCTGCCGCGTCTTGTCAAGTTCGCGATCGATTTGCCGCAGCACTTCCTTTGACGAGGCAATCCGCTCCTGATTGCCATCCTTGACCGCCTCGGCGAGCATTTTCTCTGCCGCGGCGCGGTCATTCGCCAGCTTCTTCAGCTTCTGGGTATTGGCATCATAGGTATCCAGCAGGTCCTGCTGCGCCTCGCGATGCGCCCGATCCGCCGCGGCGATCTGGTCGGCGGCCGACTGGATCAAGTCGCGCGCGGCGTTCATCGCGACCGGAAAACGCTGCCCGGCCTCTTCCGCGCTGCCCGCCACCTCGATCAGGATTGCCTGCAGGTTCTGCGCGTCCTTGATCACGGCATCCTGGCTGTTGCTGGATGCGAGCCGGTTGAACGCCATCTGCAAGCGCTCGGCCTCCTCACGCGTGACCTTGTAGGCCTGCATGATGTCGGTGAGCCGGTCAAACCCGCTCTGCGCCGGGTTCACCTCGACCCCTGCAGCGGCCCCGAAGCCGGCAATGGACGCATCACCCGAGGTCTTCGGGATCAGGATCTGGCCCAGCTTGTTCGCCGTCCCTAGCAGATCGATTTTCGCTTGCGCGCCAGAAACCAGGGCGGTCACATCGTTGACGCGCTGGATTTCGTCGGCCAGATCGCCGTATTTCTTGCGCAGCTCGTCAAGCGGCGTGCCGGCGGCCTCCACGGCGTCAACATAGGCGCCGGTGGTTTTCTCGAGACTTTCCAGCTTGTCGTCCAGCGTCTCAGTGTCCATCGCCACCTTGAGCAGAGCAGAGCCCAGCGGGATGGCGATGGCAGATGCTGTGCCCATCATGATCCCGAGGGTTCCGAAGCCGCTCAGCAACTGCGGCAACTGCTGACCCAAGGCCTGAGCCGCGCTGGTCCCAGCACCCATCTGAACGGCGACGTCGCCGATCTGCAGGCCCACGTTGTTCCATCCGGTCCCGCCTTGGACCCCTTTTCGCCTCAACTCCTCCGCCGCGTTTCCGGCATCGCGCATCTGGCGCGCCGCACGCTCAACCTCGGCCGTGTACTGCTTCTGATTGATAGCGCCCAAGTCCAACGCCCTATCCAGGCGCTTGACTTCGGCCTCATACTGCCTGGCCGCGCGGTAAGCCGGATCATAGGCCTTGGACAGGTTGTCCAGCTCTCGCATATGAGCTTTTGCGGCTTGGGTGTTCGTCACCCTGCCCTGTGCGTCGACAAAGGCTTTCTGCGCCTCCTCGCCCTTCCTCTTGTAGAAGGCGACAACCTTGTCGGCCTCTCTGACCAGCTGGGCGTCGGAAAATCCGGCGGAAACGACAAGATCGGGTTCTTCAGCCATATCAGAATCCCTCGATACCCATGGCCGCCAGATCGGCCTCGGTCAGATCATCCGCCGCGCTCTTGCCGCCGGTCGGCTTCCAGCCATTCGCCCGGCCATAGCCGTCCAAGCAGGCCATGAACTGCCAGGGTGTCATGCGGCCCACCTGGTCTGGCGCAAATCCCATCACGGCGCCAAGCCCGTAATAGGTGCTGAACTTCCATCGCCCGTTTTTTCGTCCGCCGGGGTCGGACCCCCCGGAATATCCTCCCCCACCGTGTCATCCGGCGGGCCAAAGAGGCAGGCGGATAGCACCGTTTGCGCCGGCACCTTGAAGCTGATCATGGGGTGCAGGGCGGCGGCTTGCCATACGACCTTCCTGGCAGCCGCCTCGTCCATCCCGCCGCCGATCAGACCATTGCGCAGCACCTCCATGAGGTCAGCCACGCGCCATTGCCCGGCGCTGATCCGGCGCAGCAGGAATTCCGGGCCGCAATCGGTGTTTTCCTGAACCACTTCCAGATCGGCGAGCCCCAGGAAGAACGGATGCTCTCCACCTGGCCAGCGAACAATGATCGCGCGCATCAGACTTTAAGGATCCGAGAGGGCGTGCCGTCGAAAGTCAGCGCGATCGACGCCGTTACCTTCTGACCCTTCGTGCGTGTGTTATTGAAGGTGGTCAGGAAGGCCGGACCCTGCTCATACTGCGGATCTCCTGCCAAGGTGGCGGCATGCCCCACCCGCACCTGCTTGGTAGCCCCGCTGTAAAACCAGTCGCTCATCGTCTTGTGCGACTGCTGGGCATAGACCCCATCGGCCGAGACGCTCACTTCCACCGTCCGCAGGGCGCGCTCGACCTTGAGCGGCAGGCTCTCGTCCACGCAGTCGGCAGGCACCTCGCTGCTGTCGAACTGCGTGCTACGGGTGATGGTCACGCCGATCAGGCCGCAGATCTTGGTCCAGACCGTACCGTCCTCGCTGATCTCCAGCGTCATCTGCTCGAACTTTTCAGTCGTCGGTGCAGGCATTTCGGGCCCTCCTTTCGGGCATCAAAAAAGCCGCCCGAAAGGCGGCTGATGTTTCGTTGTGGTAGCAGTTACTTCTTTGCGGGCGCCACCCCAGCCTCAGGCAGCAACTCGCCCTTGGCATCGACGCGGGTTGCAGCGCCAGCCTGGACCGCATACGCGATGAACTCCTCGGGAAACGACTGCGGTTCCGAGCTGGGATCGGCATACCAGCCGACCGGGCCCTTGGCCGGGGTATAACCGACCGGCGTATGGAAAATTGCCTTAGCCATTGCGCAATGCCTCCCTGATCGCGGCTTTCACCCGGTCCCGGATCAGCTTCCGAAACTCGGCTTTTCTGGATTTCCAGACCGGGAAGAAGAACGGGCGCGCCGGCTTGTCCTTGGTCCCGAATTCGTGAAAGCGGGCATAGAACGCGTCCTTGCTGCCCGCATAGAACTTGAGCCGGAGCGTGGCGTACTGATTGCCCTTGTTCCTGCCCGAGCGGATCTCGTCGATCATGAACGTGCCCGGTGGAAGATCGCCCCAGGTCCAGCCAATGCTGTCGCGCAGGTTGCCGCTCTTAAACGGTGCTGCGGCACGCATCGCCTCCACGATCTCTTGGGCCCCCTCCTCCATCGCCTGGCGCGCAGCATCGACGGCCACCTCTGGAATACGCTTGAGTTTGGCGACGATCCGAGGGTTAAGCTGGGCCATTGGAAACCTATGGTGATTCTCATGCGCTATACTGCTGCGCTCGCCATCGCCTGTGCAGCTGTCAGCATTGAGACGGACGCTGCTGAACTTGGCGAATGTCACGAAACCAGCATCCGCAAGGTCAGCTCATACTTCCCCGAAGAGCCGCTTGGAAAATCCGGGGTAATGCTGGAATTCGCCGATGGGCTCGTGCTGATCAACCGCGCAGACAATAACGCGGCTCTAACATCAAGGGTCGGCGACGCTGTGACAGTTTGCCTCGAATATATTCCGGAAGATTGCCCAGCTGGCGATGATCGCGGGCGGTTCTACCGCGTGATCAACAAAGACAGCGGCGGCGCTAACACTTTGACCAACTCGCCCCATTCCTGCGGAGGGGCCTAGCCCTCCACCATCGCCTCGACCTGCACCACGCCATGCACCGACACGCCGTCCGGGTCGTCCATGATCCTGACCAGGGACACACTGAGCGGGTGCATGGTCAGCACCGAGGTGTCGGCCCAGCCGCTCAGCGCGGCGGCAACATCGTCGGTCAAATCCTCCAGCACACCCTTGTTCGACTGGTTGTGCCAGATGTCGATCTGCAAGGTGATCTCGCGCGCCTCGATGCACTGCACCGACGAGTCGGACCAGTACGATGGCCCGAGCGTGGCATAGGGATAGGCAAGGCCCTCCGTCGCGCGATCAAAGACCTTTCCGGCAAGCGCCGGCACCTGGGCCATGATGCGCGACCGGACAATCTGGCGCAGGACGCGGCCGGCTCTCATCCGACCCGCTCCACCAGCACCTCGAAAAACGCGCGATCATCCGTCTCGCGCGGGTCCTCCTTCGCGTCGAACTCGCGGCCGTCAATCCGAAACTTCCACTCGCTCGTGATCCGGCGCGTCAGCGTCGATGCCCGCATGGTGACAATGGCCGGGCTTTTCGAAGCCAGCCTGGCCTGCATGACACTTTCGCCGCCGCGCAGCCAGCGGACGTTGCACCAGACGGTGTCGCGCTCGGCCCACGACTGGACGACCTGGCCGTCCGCGTCCACCGCCTCGATCGGCTCCAGCAGCGTGGCGCGCTTGGTCAGTTGACCGGCCGTGGGCGGCTGATAGCCCCTAAGCAAGAGCAGGATCCCGGAGAGGATAGAGCATCGACATCACCGGATAAGGCAAAAATCCGTGGGTAAACGCCTTCTCCGTGTCGTTATCTGGGTTCCGCATCATATGCCCCACCAGGAAAATCGTCGCTGCCTTTATGGTCGGCGGGATGACGACATCCGGAAGCACTTCGCCATCAGGACCCAAGTATTGGTCTGCGCTGGACTTCAGATAGTTGATCACAGCTCCACTTGCCGCTTCGATCAGCAACGCCAAGGTCGGGTCATAGTCATCAGAGTCGATGCGCAATGCGCTCCGGACTTCTTGCAGGCTCGCCAGAACAGCCATCACGACCCCCTTGCATCCCGGCCTTTTTTCACGCTGAGCCGCCATGCCTTGCTGCCATCAGGCTTGTCGCCGGTCGGCTCCTGCGCGATCCACAACGAGCCGCCATAGCTCACGGCATCACCCTTCTCATATTCTTCCCCAGCCTTGTAGGGCCCGCGGTCCACGATGCCAGGCAAGCGCACCGACTTGACAACGTCTCCGCGCGTGAACTTCGCGAGGACACGGCCATGATCGTCGGTCACGAAATCCATGTCCTCGAAGCCGAGACCATCGGCCCCGTCCCGGCCATCCACGCCGTCTCGACCGGGCTCCCCGTCCTTGCCGACGAAAGCGCCCAGATCCTTCGTGGTGCCGTCACTCATGACGGCGATCAAACGACCTCCATCGGCGCGAAACAGGTCTTTTACATCCAGACCGTCTCGGCCAGGTTCGCCCTTGTCGCCGGGGGTGCCGTCGATGCCATCCACGCCATCGCGGCCATCCTTCGGCGCAGGGATCGTGGCAAGGAAATCATCCACGCGCTTCTCGAGGGCGGGCATAACATCCTCGGGCGTTACGCTGGCGCCGTCCTTTCCGTCCTGCGGCGCAGGAAGCGCTTTCACTGCCTCCTGGACAGCCTCAGCCACCAAGGCCGGAATGTCGGGCACCTCGGGCGGCGCAGGGGGTTCCACGGAAGCCGGGATCGCTGCCATCGCCTTCTGCATAGCCTCGTCAGCATGCGCCTTGGCACGGGCCTCCACTGCGTCAAGCTGCGCGACCAGCGCCTCTGGCGACGGTCCAACCGGCCGATCACAAGCAGCCTTCAACTGCCCTTCTAGCGCCTCAATCCGGGCCAACAGTGGCGCCGTAGCGAACTTCACGATATCGGCTAGCTCAGAGCCGAATTTCTGCGGATCAATCATGCCGCCTCCAGGCTCTTGCGCATCGCAAGCAGCGCTTCCGCCAAGAAGGCGCGTTCCTCGGCAGCGGCTTGGGCGTTATCCGCCTCGTCGTCCGCGCTCGTATCCTCGGCTTTGGGCTCTGACGCCCACGGGTCAGCCTTTGCGTCCCGCTTCGCCAACGCCTCCAGGCTGTAGTTCTGTTCTTGCAGGAACACACTGTCCCCGCCGGATTTCGGCGCAAGGTCAAACCTGCGCCGCATCTCATTGGGCGAGAAGATGCCCTTGGCCTTGTCCATGACTTCCATCTGGGTCACGGAGTCCATGCGCAGCAGGCCGTCCAGATCGAATTCGGTCCCGATCCCCTCAGCCATGCCCAGCCCCTCATCGAGGCACAGTTCCACATCCTCGATCAGGGATTGCAGGCATTGGCTGTAATATTCGACGTTCAGGGCCTGGATGTTATTGTAGGTCGGCATTTGGCCGATGCCGATCTTGTAAGGCGGCACATGGAAAGTGCTGCACACAACCTCGGCGGTCCACTTGAGCTGTTCGATCATCTGGGCGTCGGTCGATTTCATCGCCAGCGCCTCGAATTTCAGACCATCACCCAAGACGGCAATCTTTCCGGCACCGCGCCCCGAATAGCGTTCTTCCCACGTCTCCTTCAGCCGTTCGGCCGTTGCGTCCGAAATCGCGCCAGGCGCTGTCAGGATGCCGCCAGGGACAGAACGGTTGCCGAAGAACGATGCGCTGTTGTTCTGGATGTTCAGGCCCTGCGTGGCAGCCAGGCCATTCGCATAGATCGGGGAAAGACCGACCAGCGGGTGGAAAAGCGTGTTGAACCTGTCGTGGATGATCTCGCGCGCGGGGACCGTGATGGCCTCCTTGCCAGATGCAAGGTTGTCCGGCTGGACCTCATAAAAGACCGAGCCATCATCAGCGATCAGCGGCTTAACCCGCATCGGGTCCAGGATGTGCATCTGCACGACGACGCCGCGATTGTCGCGGACCTTCAGAACGTAGGTATTGCCGTTCGACAGCTTCGACAGGATCCAGTTTTCCCAGAACTGGATTCGCGTCTGATAGGTGTTCGGCTTGCGAAGGACCGGAGAATAAGCCGGATTCCTGACCTCGGACCAGATGCCCTTGTCGTCTTGCGCCACCAACTTGACGCGCAACTTTGCGATGTCGCGCGCGATCAGCGTCATGCAGGCGAAGACAGCATGAAACGCCAGGACAGCCTCCTTGTGCACTTCGACGTTCTTTTGCCACGCGCCTGCGAACGACTCAGTGATCAACGGCAACCAACCGCCACGCGCAGTCGGGTGGCGCAATGCCTTGACCCGAACCGCCGGGTAAGATTGCCGCATTTCCACGATGATCAGTCCCCGGCCTTAGCTGCCGCGATCTTCTCGCGTAGTTCGTCTGCGTCCCACCCGTGATAGGCACGCTTCCCGACGACATCCTGATATTCAGCGCGCAGGGCGTCCAGGGCGTCAGCTTCAGCTTCTTGAGCCTTGGCCGCCTCCATGTCGCTGCGCTGATAACCCAGCTTGCCGAGGATGCGGGCAAAGCGCGGATCAGCGGCCCGCATGGCGCGGTCCATGTAACCAGATTTCTTCATTCCCGCCTCCTATGGAAAGGTGAAGGGGCGACTTGCGCCGCCCCATTCAGAGATCAGGGGGTATCGGGAGCATCGGCGCCCCATGTCGCGCCGGTCAGGATGGCAACTGCGGACGCGCGGCGACGAGACCAGTTGATGAACCGCTCCACGCGGAACGCAACCGAGTTGGTCTGGAACATCGACACCAGCGAAGTCGCGCCCGTGGGCGTGTCGCTGTTGTGGGCGGGGTTGTCGGCCATCTCCAGCGAGGCTTCGCGCGACATATCGACCTGGATGCCGCCTTCGTCCGCCAGGTAGATGTCGCTGGCGTTCGCCAGAACCACAGTCCCCGAGGGGATGTAGTCAGACACGATCACCGGCATACCATTGAAGGTGCCCCCGGTCATCGAGATACCGCCAAATTCCGGCTGGCCCAGCGGGTTAGCCATCATCGACAGCGCCCGGGCCGTGGTCGAGCCCATGATCCAGACGCCAGTGGTCGGCGCATTGTTGGCCGCGATGAAGGTCGCCATCAGAGCGCGAATGTCAGCGCGGATCGCGTCAGCATCGCCGCCGGTCGAAGCCACAGGCGTCAGGCCGTTGGTGATCGACGCGGGCGACACACCCGCGACCGCAGCCTTGGCGGGGTTGATGAAGTCCGTATCCAGCCGCGCAGCGATGGCCGAGGCCAGGCTGTCGCGGATCAGGGCTTCAGCGGCCGGGCTGGAGCGGCGCAGCAGTTCCTCGGTCACGACCGCGATATTGGCGACCTTGTAGATATCGAGGATGTTGCGCTCAAAGCCGAACCGGGTCAGCGGCTTTGCCTTGCCTTCACCCACCCAGTAGCCCTCGCCACCTTCGGTCTGGCCGACCAGCGGCACATTGAAGGGGACGTTACGCAGGCCGGGGACACCGTTCTGGCCGAAGCGGCCAAGGATGGTGCGGGGGCGCAGGAACTCCACGAAGTCGGCGATGACGTTGGTGCCTTCGCCGACCAGATCAGCGGCCCAGTTGCCCTCGTTGGTGGTGCCCGCCGGGACAGGCGCCTTGCTGACGATGCCGTAAATGGACGACTGCTCACCATACAGCTCCTTGGCGACGGTGCGGACGCTCTCGCCATCCAGTTTCGCCAGAGCCTTGACCTTCGCCAGCCTGGCGAAGCCGATGCCCTTTTCCAGCTTCTCAGCGGCTTTGACGGTCGCAGGAACGGTCGGATCGCGGCTCTCGGAAGCAGCCTTGGCCGACGACCCGTCAACCGGCTTGGCGCCAGCGGCGGCCATCTTCTCCATCTGACGCAGACGCGACAGGTGTTTTTCGACAGCCTCGTTCTCGGATTGCAGTTCATCGAACTGGTCTTGAGCCTCGGCGTCGAGGGTTTCGCCCTTCTCGGACGCAGCGTCCATCAGGGACTTCATGATGGCTACGTTCGCAGCGTGTTTCGCCTCGAACGCACCGATCTGTTCGGCGTAGGTGGCCATGATTGGCTCCTTTTTAAGATATGCCCTGCCCACGGGCGATGACGGGCAGCCGTCAGCGATGAACCTTGTTGATCACGAACGGCTTTGCCCGGACGCGGGCGGGGTCATTCAGCTTCACCACGGGCAAGCCCTTCATGCCGGACGCGGCGGGCTTCTGGGCAGGCTGAACGATTGCAGCGGCCTGTTCGGGCTTGGCTGCGAATTCGGTATCGGACGGGTCGCGGAAAATGATCGACCGCACATCCTCGGAAAGGTTAAGCGATTTGGCCATCTGCAAGGCGTTCGGGTTGGCAGGCACGCTCACCAGCGAGCATTCCATAAGTTCCGCCGCCTTGAACCGCCAGCCCCCGCTCTTGTTACGCTCCACGCTGTCAGGGTCAGAAGTGAACCCGACGCTTACCGCTCGCAGAACGCCGGCCTGAACAGCGGCCCGAATTTCGTCCAGGCGCTCGGAAATGCCTGCCGGTAGCAGGTTCAGCTTTCCGATCAGCTTGCCGCCCTGAACACGAACATCGGTCCAATGCCCGACGACAAACGAATGGTCGTGCCCGAACAGCGCAATCGGGTTCTTGGCGAAATTGGCAAGCTGCCAGCCTTTCGCCTCGATGACGTCGCCCATGCGGTCAACGGTTTCATCGCTCATCACGTAGGTCAACGGGTCGCTACCAGCCGGGGAAGCAACCGACTTTTTAATCAGGTCAGCCATGCCGGCCTCCTAAAATACCATCATCTGATATTGCGGCTCTCGCGCCGCCTCCGGGTTCCGGCTCATCACCGTCACCGCGTTAAACATCGCCATAGCGGGGTCGATCTTCGCATCGCCCGCATTGGCCTTGGTGGCCCGGATCGTCGTGGCCGTGGCCTCGATCTTGAGGTTACCCACACACCACGCCATCAGCGCCGATCCGTCATGCCAGAGCGTTCCGTTCACCAGCTTTCGCTCAGCAGTCTTGATGGCGTTCATCAGGAAGCCGCCCTGCGGCGCTCCAATCACCAGCCCGTTCTCTGGCGTAATTTCCACATCAGCCAAAGCGTCGATCATCTCGCCTAACCCGGCGGGGTCAGCCGCGACCGAGGCCAGCTTCCCCCTTGCCTTCAAGTCCTGCGCGATTTCGACAATGGCCGATATATCGCCAAGCTCGTCGTCAAGGATCGTCAGCGTACCTTCTCGCTCAAAGTCACGCAGCCGCGCCGCGATGCTCTTGCGCCGCTCAAGCACGCCCTTGTGGCACCAAGCACGCCCAAATGCGAGCCAGTCCTTCGTCTCCTTGTCGCGGCCCAGCAGACAGACCCCGAAAAGGTCATCCAGTCCGCCGCCGTCCACCCCGATCACCACGACCTCGCTGCGCTCCATCAGCGTCTCGTAGGTCAGCGTTTTATCCGCCCGCCCGGCCCAGAAATCCGCCCCAGGCCAGCGATTGGCCCGAAGGTTCATCCCGATCTCGACGTTCAGGTGCTTGGCCAGGAACGTGGCGCGGGTGCTGGCGTCCTTCGCCATCTCCTTGCCCATTTCCCGCTCCAGCCACTCCTGCGATACTGACCTGCCCATGTTCGGGTTGGTCATGTAGAAGTTGGCCGGGTCAAGATATGCCTCTGCGTCCAGCATAGACTGCGGGAACTCATACAGCACCGGCAAAAACCGATTGTCCTTGATCTTCCCGTCCCGCACATCGCGGGCATAATCCAGCTTGTCCTTGAATACGCCAGCCGGGGGCGCGTCGGATTGCGTGGTCAGGTAGATAATGAATCCTTCTGGCCTCGAAACAAGCCCCCCGGTTGCCTCCCGAAACATCGCGTCTGCTTTTGGCTTTGCACCGAACAGCCACAACTCATCGATCAGGATGCGCCCAGCTTTCTTGCCAGACACCGTGTCATTGTCGGCCGCAACAACCTTGAGCGCCGACCGCGTGACACGGTGTCTGATCGTGCGCTGATGGTCGATCACATGCAGCAGGTCGCTCAATTCTTCATCCGCCCGGACCATTGCCGCAGCCGGTCCGAAGCTGTTGCCCGCCACCTCAATGGTCGGCGCGAGGATCAGCAACTCATCATCTTCCCGCCATCCGATGATCAGCGCCGTCAGCATGACACCGGCGGCAATCGTGGACTTCGCGTTCTTCTTCGATATCAGCAGCATGAACTCGCTGATCATCTGAGTTCCGGTTTCCGGGTTGTTTGCACCGAAGATCGCCGCCACGAAGTCGAACACCCATGGGGCGCAGCACTCGCCAAACGTCGGCTTGCCCGGGAGGTCCGTAACCCGCAGCGACTTGAACACCTGCAAAGCATACTCAGCTTCGCTTGGGAACAGTGGGTCAAAGGTGATTAGTCCGCGCCGCTGTTTTAGACGATCTTGCCAGTCAAGGCATGCGGTGGACCATTCAGGCATCAGCTATTATTCACCGCCAGTTTGGGGCCACTACGAGGCGTGAACTTCCCAGCGACCTTTTCAGCCGCCGCCTGACGCTGCGCCTTCTTGCCTTCCGGCGCCTTCGACTCGTTCCATGTCTTGAACGCCGTCGCCAGAGCCTTCACCACGTTTGCCCGGCCAGGCAGTTCAATCGCCTTCATCATCGCAGCACGACGACGGGGATCGTCCTCATGCGCCTCGATCATCTCCGCCAACTCGCTATGATGCGTCGTCGCAGCGTCCAGTTCATCGAGAAGGCGGAAAATCAGGTTATGGCCCTTGCCGACAATCTGATCCGGGTCAGTGGCATCTATACCGGCCATGATGACATGCTCGCTTTTCGGTAAGTCCATGGTGCGAACAGGCTTGCAATCATTTTGAGGCCGGTCAGGCCACCCTTCAGCTTTCGCTTTCTTTCGGATCGCAGCATCCGAAATCTGATACCAGGATGCTAACCACCTGATGCTTTTGTCAGATTTTTCCCAGTCGACCCTGATGGACGGCCAGTCAATCGGCTTTTTCTCATCGGCCATGTTTCACAGTGCGCAGCAAGTGCGCACCCTCCAACTCCCCAGCAGGGAAAAAATCTCCAGATGAGGGGGACGCGGGTTGCCGGCCCAAAGGCCGGTTTTCGACCGCCCTACCCCCCTCCTGTGGATAACCCAAATGTCAATGGGAAATAGCACCCATTTTCGTTGTATTTTTGCAACACTCGGCCAATTCCGCACCGATCAGCCCGGTATCGGGCCACCCTTCGCCGCTTGCGCCTTCGCCTCTCGGATCAGATCAGGATACCCGGCGTGCCGGGCCTCGATCCTCTGGCACACCGTCCGGTGGCAGTCACCGCATACGCACCACAGGTTGTCCTTGTCCCAGAACAGCCGAGGGTCGCCCTTGTGCGGGACGATGTGATCGGCCTCCAGCATCCTCGTATCAGCGTGAACGGCGCCGCAGATGCGGCAAGTGAACAAGTCACGCTTCAGGATGTGCCAGCGCAGCCCACCGACCCCGGCGTCATCGCCTCTCCACTTGCGTGATCGCATCATGGCGCGCCCGGGCGTGTTGGCGTCCCTGAACCGGCTGCGACCGGCTTCGTCCTTGGGCGCCTGTAGCTTTGGGAGCGGCGCAGACAACCTGGGCTTGAGCGTGGGCAGTCTAGCCATTGTGCCTGCTGGCCTTGTCAGCCCATCGCTTGCGGGTCATGCCTCGATCTTGCGCAACGACCTGGCCTGGTAGACCCTACGATGAACGGCATCGCCATCGAACCAGACGCAAGTAGCCATGCCATCTTCATCGACCGAATTAACAGTCATCACCTTGGCAGGACGGCTCTTGCTCCGGGCATCCCACAAGTCATGGACGACATCGCCAGGCGCGATAGCGCCTTGATCGTGCAGGTCCACCTTGCACGGCACGTCGATCACGCGGCCAGCCAGTCCGATCAGCCAGCAGGCAAGCCTGGCTCGTATGGTGAAGCTCCGGGAGACGCGGACGCTTAGCGACAGCCCGTTCGCCACGTCCTTCGTCGTCAATGTAGCTACATCAACCATGTCGGCTCTCCCCTGGCGGATCATTTACCTGGCGGCGCCAGGGCTGTCGTGGCTACAGACGCCGGAGACCTGCTTCCTGCGGGGGCCTCACGCCCTGTGATGGTGACCGTGCCGTCATAGACCCGATGGATCAACGTGGGGTCATCACAGTCCACCACCTCGGTGATGCCGCGCGTAATCGACCAGTCCGTTAGCGTCATGGCCGCATCGCCAGCCAAATGAATCCGCATGGTTGCCCCCGCTAGCCGTTTGGAAGTGAGCCGGATAAATGGAAAACCCCGCCTGATCCTGTGACCGGGCGGGGCTGAACTGGCGAAGGTGCGAGGAATCGAACCCCGGACGCGCGGATTTGGAAGCCGCCGCTCTGCCACTGAGCTACACCGACGTGTTGGCGCACCATGGCGAGGACGCACGAGGCGCTGTCGCCATGGGCTGAGTCCGGATGCTTGCGGTGATCAACCCGCGCAGAGCCGGAGACAGATTGAGCGCGGAGGGTTTGCGATCCGTTTGGCATAGCCGCGCAGCAATCATTGCAGCCATATCCGCGCTCAGGAGGATGCACCTGCATATCGCAGCAGCCAGTATCGCGCGCCTGACCTAATGCACCCGCCAAAGAGCGGAGTCAAAAAGCCCGGTGTGAACCGGGCCTCTTTGCGCAACTCGGCAGCCACGCAGTGTAATTACGGTATCGCATCATATGCGGGCTGTCAAACGAGAAATTAGCCCCGCCCCTTCGCTCGATCAACCCGCTGGCGCATACTGCCGCGCAATGCCTCAACGACGTGGTTTGCAGGCGCCCGCGTCCGACTTCACGACGGCACAGGCTCCCGCGTCTATGCAACTTCTCTCCGATAGAAGCGGCAGCCAGACATGCTTAGGATGATCAGGCCAACTGGAGCCTCATCATGCTAAAGCTAACAGTTCTTGCTCTTGCTGCGTCGATGATCATCTCGCCGGCCCTGGCCGATGATGCTGTTCCACGCGGCAAGGTTGCGTTTTTCGGTATCCACCTCATGAACAATGACGGCGATCTGGACGACTCCGATGAGCGGGCTCGCATTGCCATGGTCGAGGAGCAGATCGCGGCAGAACTCTCGGAGCGCGGCTTCACCCTGGTCGACACCTCGCCAGTCGCCGAGAAACTTAAGAGCATCCACGACATCGCGTCTTGTAATGGCTGCGACTTGGATCTGGCCGAGGAGCTGGGCGCAGACTATTCGGCCACAGGGGAGTTGCAGAAGACTTCCGAGTTGATCCTCTCGATGAATTTTTTCCTACGCGATGTGAAATCGAAGACAAATGTACGCCACGGCGCGGTCGATATTCGCGGTAACACAGATGAAAGCTGGTCCCGCGGCTATCGATACCTGCTGAAGAACATCATCTTCCGCGGTGAAGGCTAGACCCAGATATGAAAGCCGCCGGTGCGATTACACACGCGCCGGAGGCCATTTCATCATCCACCTTTAGCTGTCCGCCTGGCGCTGCGGCCGTCCATCATGCCACCAGAGCCTTGGCCTCGGCCCAGAAGCGGGCATTATCGTCCTCGTCAGGAAGCATGTGGACGCCACAGCCCGTCCACGCGATGATCTTTGCCACGAAGTCCTGTGGAGACTGGCAAGGGGCTTTCATCAAGGCAGTCTCGATGTTCCCCTGCTTCGCCACCAGCGCCTCATAGATGGCGTTGCCCTCTGGTGTCTCCGGCTGCTCGCGACCGGCGGTGTCGCAGGCCTTGGATACCACCAGCCATTCCCGGTATAGCCGCATCACCGGCGTATCGACCGGATCAGCAGCGGCCAGGGCGGTTGTAGGGACAGCGCTCGCGGCCAAGACGGCCGGAGCCATCTTGAGGATGTCGCGCCGCTTCATGCGTCACCCCCTTCCGGCAAACTCACGCTGTCTAGCCCCCTGTTCAGGGTTATCGCCATGTCGAGAGCGATGCTGATCAGTTCCTCTTGGGCATCCGGTGCGATGCGCGCCATCATCAGGTCATGCAGGGCGCTGATGATGCTCTTCAGGTTCATCGCAACGACCTGCTGGTTGTCGACGTATTCGGCCAGCGTCATATCGCACCCCCGATCTCGCGAAGGTCACGTGCAGCGACCTCCAGGCCGACGATGGGCAGCGGCACGCCCTGCCCCGCCACGACGCGCATGTGGTCCTCGATCAGGCGAATGGCGCGGTAGATGCGCGCTTGGTTGATGGGGGTCATTGGATGCCCCCATTTTCTTGAGCCATCATGCGGACCGCCTGCGCCATTCCCTTGCGGGTAACTCGGGCTTCCACAGATCTGACCTTCCGGCCGTCAGGATAGCGGAGCATCACGGGTTCGTTGATCATGAACCCAGCGTCCACGGCCTGCGGAGTTGCGGCCAGCAGTTCTGTCCCGTCGATGGGGTTGCCGCTTGCGTCAACTTCGATGATGCGAAGGGCTCTCATTCCGGCTTCCCCTCTTTGGCGAAAATCTGCGCGAGGCGCGCAATGCCCTTCGGCGTGATCTTCAGCTGAACCTTGGTCCGCTCCTCTCCCGTCTCGGGAACGGTGTAGGTGTGAGGCTCATGTTCGAGATAGCCCTGCTTGATCTTTTCGGAGTATCCCTGCCATGTCTTGCCTTGCCGGAACGCCCAGCTATTGGCATGGAGCCACCGGAAAAACTTCCGCTCCGGGACGCTGAAGGTCTTAGCGACGACCCGAGGAAGCTGTGACCCCTCCGACGCCTCAAGAACCTCGAACGCTTCGGCCTTCGGTGACATAGCTGCCACTCTCGCCTCCGCAACCTGCGTTCTCTGAGCGTAGCTGGTCAGCAACGGCACCAACTGCGCCGGATCGGACAAGTCGATCTGCGACGACTGCCGCAGCCGCGCCTCCATGGCGTTGAAGGCGGCGATGTAGCGCTCCTTCCAAGCCGCTGCCTCCCTGCCGGTGAAGCCCATGACGAGGAAGGTGAACCCGTCGCGGGTCATCCCAACGCACGGGAAGTCTCGCCGCGCCCCTTCCGGCCGATAGGTATAGAACGCAAAATTGCGTTTTATAAAATCGTTCGAGCATTCAAGTCCTTCGATGGCGCGAAGCACGTCCGCATGGCGCTTCTCGAAGCGGTCAGCAACACCCAGGCTGGACGTGACCAAAAGACCATCGCGCTGTTCAATGACGATGCCATTGAAGTCTTCAGCGTTTGCGAGCATATTCATGGCCGAAGCCCTTTCGTAGATGGTTGGGTTCATCGAAGCCGCAGGGATGGCCGTCCCGGCGGCTTCATTCGTTTCAGGCTCGCGCATCTTCACGCTCCATTGCCTGCCGGATCAGGTTGATGATCAGGTTGTTCATCGACCGATCCTCAATTCTGGCCTTCATCTTCACCCACATCTTCACATCAGGGGGTAGACGCAGACCAAACGGGGGGTCTTGGGGTCGTTTCACTTGCCATCCTTTCTTCTAATAGCAGCTATCTTCTATTAGAAGGCATTGCCTGTCAAGCAGTCTTTCTACAAATAGAAGCCATGACTGATTCTGCGCCCAAACAAGAGCCACCGTATGGCCTTCGCATGCCGCCCGACCTCAAGGCTCGTGTGAAGGCTGCGGCCGAGGCGAACAATCGCAGCATGAACGCCGAGATTGTGGCGACGCTGGAGGAGAAGTACCCTGCGCCAAATCTGGCGAGTGCGCTCACCGCGATGACGGTGGAAACCGTTCAGCAGTTGAGTGAAATGTCGTCAGAAGAACGGGCCAAGTTCATGGAAGGACTTCGTGCTCAACTGAGCAAGATACCAGATCCGATGGATCGGAAGATCCTGGCCGTGATGTTCGTCTCCGCAAACGCGATGATTGAAGATCCTGATTCAGATGACTCTGTTTTTGCCGATATGGTGAAGCAGCGAGCGTTTGACCTGGCGTCGCCTTCCGAAGATTGACCCATGTCCCTGATCCACAACGAGCAGGCCAAGCTGTCCGCCACCTACCTGAACGGCTTGGCCATCGCCATGTTCGCGGTGGGCGGGCTGGCACCCTCAATCGGCATGGCCGCGGGCTCAGTCCCGGTCAAGGCAACCGTTGCCGCTCTGATGGGTTATTGCCTGATCGCGTCTCTGTGCCTACATTGGATGGCACGACGCATCTTGCGGAGGTTGCTATGACCGGACTGGAACTGACGCTCATCATCATGCCAACCGCCGGCCTGATCATCGGCGGCTTTCTCGTCTGGTATACCGGACGGCACGGCAAATCCGATCACCATCCGGCTGAGTGATGAACGGCGCTGCCATTTTCTTCTTCTTCGGCCTCCCCGCCCTGATTGCAGCTGCGGGCTGGGGCGCTGTGCTGCTCAACGACTGGAACGATCGGCGCAGCAAGCACCATCCGGCCGAGTAGGTTCACCCCCTCCGCCCCTCCGCCTCAGCCAGCCCGCGCAGCGCCTCCAGCGCCAGCAGCCCCGCCTCGGTCGCTGCGCCTGACCACAGCACCGGTCCATCCTGACGCCTGGCGTTATGCAAGACCGTCCTGTGCTGGGCAGGCAGGTGACCAAGAAAGCCCTGCCAGCGCATCCAGCCGCTCACGGCGTCTCGGTCGCGCTCGTCCTGGCTGCGGACATCCACGGTCAGGCTGGGGTCGGTTTCCATCGGCTCGGGAACCATCGTCAGCGCCGCACTGGCGGGCTGCTCGCGCTGGCCGACATAGCGGGCACGGTAGACCGCTTCGGCCCGGCACCAGCGGCTGAACACGTCCCACAGGGGAGAGATGTCCGCGGGCTTGCAGGCGGCTTCCAGAACAAAGCCCAGATCGCAGCAGAGGTGGACGGCAGACATGCGGTTGCGGTTGTCGTCGGTTTGGTCGACCCCGAAGCGCCGGCAGCGCGCATTCAGGAACGCGGCGCGCGGATCTTCCTCGACCTTGGCGAACCGACCGTTCTGCCTGGCCTGCTTTTCGCGGCGGGCGACCGAAGGAACGGCGCAAAGCTCGTCCAGGCTGGCCCGCTTCTTGCGCCTCAGTCTTTCTGCTTTACTCGCCATCCCGTGTCTCCTCGTCCTGCCAATGCTCGATTTCGCCTGCACCGATTGCGCGTACCGTGTCCCGCAATGCCGCGTTGGCGATGTGACGGTCTTGCCTGCGCGCCTCACTACGAGTCTGGCGCTCGCGCTGGTTGCGGTGCTGTCTGCTGAGGTCGTGTTTCATTTTCTGCACCACACCACTGCGGCAAGGAACGACACTATGGCTAAAATCCCCCAGATCAGCGCCCCACTCCCATTTTCCATCAGGGCCAAAATCTCGAACCCTATGCCAATCGCCAGAAAGCCTTGAGCCTGCGTCATGCCACACCCCACCACATGGACAGGGCGAGGAAGACGGTGAGCCAGATCAGTACGATTGCCAGGGGGTTCATGCCGTAGCGCCCTCCTGAACTGCCGTAGAGGACCGGCCTTGCTTTTCACGTCCGCAGGTAGCCGCCGACCCCGGCTTGCCGCCCCAGCGGCCCGCTCCGAGGCGCTCAAGGTGCCCGTGCTTCGACAGCAAACGGTAGACGTAACCCTGCGACACCCCGGAAGCATCGGAGACAGCCTTGACGCTGGTATAGGTCTTGCCCTGCCACACCAGATTGCGCGGCGGCCTCTTCCCTCTGCCGATCCCGAGCTTTTTGAGGTCGCCATTCCTCTCCAGATGGCTGGAAACGGTGTTGTAGGAAACCCCAGCGGCTTCGGCCACCGACTTGGCGCCGTAATAGATTTGGCCGTTCCAGAGATACGTGCAGGTCATGCCTTTCCCTTCCCCTGCCGGATGATCTTGGCGACGCTGTTGCGATCCATGCCGACCACCTTGGCGATTTCGGCATTGCTGATCCCGGCGTCGTGCTGGCGCATGATCCACGCATTGCGCTCGGCGCGTGCCTCGACCTCCTTGCGCCGCTCGTCGGGCTTGGGGCCGTACGAGATGCCGTCGGCTTCATCGAGGATGCGCTTGACCAAGCCGGCCGAGATGTCGAGTTCCAGGCCGATGGCTTCCTTGGTCATGCCCGATGCGCGCATTTCGATGACCTGGGGCCGCATGGCATCTCGGCGTTCTGCGGCAAGGGCAGCCATGGCGCCGTTGGACTGCATCCCGAAGCCACCGCCGAGAACCGGCTTCGGCCCCTTGTGGGATGCGATCATGTGGCGGGCGGCTGCTTCCTGGATCGCAGGGCAGGATGGCTTCTTGCGGTAGAAGTCGGCGAACAGGTTGGTCATTGGGCCCCCTTGCGAATGGCGTGGTTAACGCTGGACCAGTCGCGGCCCATGAACTGGGCGATCTGCTGGCGGGTAGCCCCGGATGCGTGGGCCGTGCGGATGGCTGCGTCACGGGCGGCAACCACGTCGATGTGGCGGTCGTAGGCCAGCAGCGATGAGACGGGTATGCCGGTTTCCTCGGAGACTTGGGCGAAGGCTTCGGCGATCATTCGGCGGCTCCCCGATACGGCACATACTCGGGGCCAGGGCCAAGCAGGTCGCGGACGCTCTTGATCTGGACTTCGGGGATATCGTGGCGCCGGGCCACGCGTGTTTCCTCAGTGATCTTGACCGCCTCACGATGGCGATCCTCCAGGACCAGGATCATCCTGCGAGCCTCGGCGTGGCCGTAGACACGAGCCAGATCGCCGGCAAAGCGATCACGGCGGGCCAGGATCGGTTCGACGCCGACGCGCGAAATCAGCGCGAGGGCATTCCGGCCCCAGAGCCAGTTGTCGCCAATCGGCTCGTCGGCCTCGATGCGCTTCTCGGCAACGTCCAGCGGGTCGATCTTGAACTCGCTGGACTCGACGCGCTTGATGTCCTTGGCGATGATCTTGCAGGCCTTGACCAGATCCCCCTCGGTCGGCCACGCCCAGGTTTCGGACGTTTCCGCCAGGGTGGCGAGCAGCGACGCCCACCAGTCATCCAGCCGGTCACCCTGCGGCGCGTAACGGCGAAGAATGCCGACGTAGGCAGCGATTTGCTCTGCCTTGCGGCGGTCGTCGCCAGCGAAGCCCTTGGGCGGCTGGCGGCGGGCAAGATAGTCCCCCAAGCGCCGGGTCAGGTCGGAAGAATGCAGAGAAGTCATTAGGATACTCTCCGTTTTTCCTGCTTCTCAAGCTCCTCGTTGAGGAACCGCAGGACGTTGTCGTTGATTGCTGGCTGAATGTCGGCTTTGGGCTTGAGGCGAGCCGCAAGCCACGGCACAGGGTCGATGACCCCGGATTTAGATGCGTCCGAAAACGCTTGGAAAATTTCAGTGTCGGAGTGGTCTTTGCGCCATTTTCCGACGAGACTTCGGGCCTGACCTGCTGCCGTCCCGTGCCGGCCGAGGTAGGCGACGGCTCGGTCAAAAAGCTGCTTGGCGAAATCCTCTTCCGCCCCTTCAATCGGCGCGTAGCGCCCAGAAGCGTTAGCTTCTGGTAATTCTTCTCTATTCTCTTCTATTCTGGGTGTAGCAATTGCTACCTGCTGTTCTTTACTTTCCGGTGACTTACCGGCTCGTTCAGCCTTGGTTCGCCCACCTTTCGCGCCACTTTCGGCCCTCGAACTGCTGACGAAACCACGGCGAACCACATCCGAAATGGCCTTCTCGTTCGTAATCGTGCCGCCTTCGATTTGCAGCTTTCCGGCTGCGACAAGGGCCGAAACCAGCGCACGTGCCTTCCTCGTTGAGCACCGAAACATGCCCGCCAGAACCCGGTCATTGTCTGGCACGGGCTGATCGTGCTTGTGGATGGCGTTGATGATCCGCAAATAGGCGGCTTCCTCTTCGAGGCTCAGATCTGCGGTCCCGAAGTCCCAGTCAGCTGGGTTCATCTTGTAGAAGCTGCTCATTCTGTGGCCTCGCTGATGTTGATGATGACGGCGCCGCCCTTGACCGGGGCACCGCGGGTGATGGTGATGGACCAGCGGCTGTCATCGACGCCTGAGGCATCGGCCAGGCCGTCTAGGGCGGATTTTGCCGAGGCAAGCTGGTTGTCGAGATCGCGATGGCGCCGGTCAGGCGCGCGGAATTCGATGCTGACGTGCATGGCAGGCCAGCCGAGAGCGCGGATGCCGGATGCCTGACAGATGATGCTGGCGTCACGGCGGGCCTTAGCTGCGGCCTTGGCCTTGATGCTCCAGTGACCCCTGGAATTTGGCGACAGGCTGGACGGGGGATATGGCAACGTGACAGTCATCATCTCCGCACCTCAATCGCTAGCATGAGATGCGTGAGCGCCCGAACCTGCCCCAGCAGGACGCGGCTCGTCGGCTGCTTCGACAGGCTGGTACAAGCGCGGGATCGTTCGATTGCTAGCGCCGCATAGCCAAGCATCGGCGGCTGGGGCGCAGGCGCGGCAGACGTAGATGCCGTTGAACCCGTGTGGGGCCAGAGAGGCGCCGCATTTGCGGCATGGGGTGTCAGGCATGTCAAAGGATGCTCCCTGCTAGGGCCACGACTGCGGCGGCTGTGAGGGAGGCGAGGATGATCGGGTCGGTCACGATGGCTTCCTCCGATCCACGCCGGAAAGGATTTCAGCCGCGATCACCAAGCCCATCAACTCATGGGCCATTTCACCAACAGACAGGCCCGCCTTCATTCCAGCGATAGCTGACGCCAGCAAAAGCACTGAAACGGCACACTCTGCATCGCCATTGCATTGCTCGGTGGTCAGCCGCGCGATTTCACGCGAGCCTGGGCACGAATGCTCTGTCATGCCCCACCTGCCGAAAAGGACGGCCTGAAAACGCCCGCATTGACGTAAACGTCAGGTTGAGCTTGACCCTGCCAAAGGTCAGGTTCGGCCCATGTTTTATGACGAGTTTGCCTGCCGGGGGCGTGTGGCCCGGTGCCGAGAGAGGGCGTCATTGCGGCGCCGTGTTTTCAGTCCGACGCGAGCGTTCGCGCCGAATGGCCGAGCGGATCTCGCTTTCAGTCTCCGGCCAGACACGACCGCCATTGCGAAGCCGGTCAATGATGCGGCCGTTCTTGGCGCACAGAATGCCGACGCGATGGGCCGAAAGCCCCGTGTCCGCCATCAAGCCTTCGAGTTCGGAAAGAAGTTTTCTGCTCATGCGGACAGAATACACGCATTTGCGTGCGGTTCAATACACGAAACAACGTGCACGCAAAGTTCAACCCTGGGTGCTACCAAATGCGCATGAAGGACGGTTGGGCAGACAGATTAAAGACGGCGATCAATGAAGACGGTCGCAGCATGCGCGCCATCAGCTTGGCTGCGGGTCTGGGACCGAATTACCTGGAGCAGACCTTCAGCCGCGGATCCGCCCCGACGCAGAACAAGCTTGCTGCCGTCATGGAGCAGCTGGGACAGGAAGCGTCGATTTTCATCTATACCGGGGTTCGCGCCAACGCTCAGACAATCGAGTACCTCAATCTCTTGGCTGAAGCTCCCGACGACCTGCGGGCTTCGACGCTGGACCTCTTGCGCAAGATGGCGCGCGAGACGCAAGTCCACAGCGGAGATGCTCAATGACCTCGGCCCGCTGTGACGGGCTCAGTTTCTCCCATAGTTCAAACAATTCTACGTTGTCTCCTCCAAGCACGTTTTCACCTCCCAATGATTCCCTGGAACAATGAGAGAACATCCTAGGCGACATTCCGCCGGCTGCGACCTGACGAAAGGGATAGGTGCATGCTGAGAGTGATTTCCGCGCTGTCCGGCCTGGGCTTGATGCTCCTGTCGTACACGATCTTCTCATCCGCGCTGCGTTCTTCGTATAGCGCTGACGGGGAAGAAGTCCTTGCCATCGCTGCCTCACTGATTGGCGGGCTCTGCACGTTTTTGTTTGCGCTAAGGCCAAATTCCACCAGGTCGGATCGTCTCATTTCTGCATGGATGGACATGAAGCGCGCAGAGTTCCAAGCACGCCGCGAGAGTTTCGAGGAGAGCGCCCGCAAGGACCGCCCATGAGCTACCGCCGACGCCAACCCATAGGGTAAAACCTGCCGAAAGGGACAATGTTAGCGCATGACCGATGAAGAACGCATTCCCGACCCGGCCACTGAGGACGTCGAGCAAATCGAAATCGCGGCCCGCGTGGTGCTGGGGCTAGTGCGGACGCTGGTCGAAAATCCCGGCTCGGTGGAGATGAACGCCCTACCCTTCCTGCTGCTGGATGCGGCCGAGGAGCGGCACCGCCAAGGCGATTTCGGCGCCGAGCGGATGCTGTGCAACTGGGCTGATATGCTTCGGGATTGGTAGCCGGAACAGAAGGCCAGGATCATGGCGGGGCTGCCGCCGGAGTGAGATCGGGGAGAAGCTGTGGAAAGGTTGAGAGGCGGGCAGCCGCCAAGCATATCGCCACTAGCAATGTCAAGGTGAACTGGCTATGTTCTCGGCATGAAAGCGCGTTATCGTTTCGCAGCAGAAAAAGCTTTGCATGCCGTCCATTGGATGGTTTCTCAAGGCGTGCCTGTGGATCTACATGCCGCGCTCAAGACAGCGTATTTTGCCGATAAATCTCATCTTAACGAACACTTGCAGCCGATCTTTGGGGCCACATATAGGGCCATGAAGTTTGGCCCCGTTCCCTTGGAAATCTACGAGATTATCAAGGGTGAGGCATTGCGCATGTGGGAACTTGGCCGCGAAGATTTGCCTTGGAAGCTGGACGGCTATAAGTTGCGCGTAGTCAGCAACGAGCCAGTCATTATGGATGCCTTCGCCCAAAGTGAGATAGAACACCTTGAGGCTGCGTTCCGTCGTTCAGTGGGGATGTCGTTTACAGAGCGAACCGCCGCCACCCATGGCCGTGATTGGCAGGCAGCCAATGGCGGAACGATGAGTTACGAGGATATGATCGAAGATCGTCCGGACGCGGAAGATGCAATCAATTTTATCCAAGAAACCGCGCGGCATGTGAGGCTGTAGCTGTTGCTGGGGCTTCTGGACGTTATTTGGATCTTCGACCTGAACACGCGGCCTCAGAAGCGGAAAATGTATGTCTGCTTATCCTACGAGATGGGCTGGTTCATGCGGATAAACACCAAAGACACGCCACGCCCATGCGTTCCCATTTCCAAGGGGGACAACGCGTTCCTTCACCACGACAGCCACATTGAATGCGGCATCTTGGTCTTGGATGAGTTTGAGATTGACGAGGCCATTCGCCATGGCGGGATCGTCGGGACCGTCCACGAAAGATACAAGCCGACTATACTATCCGCCCAGATGGGCGCTTTGTTCATCTCTAAACGCGACAAAGAGGCGCTCAGGCGAATCCTCGCGTAA